TTGCGCACAGTCTACCGGTCTCTCTACGTGAACCGAGATATTCAGCCGGCTCCCGATAAGCGTGTCCTCCGGATGTTTGGTGGAAATCTGGATATCCAGCAGTATCGTGAATTCATTCAGTATTGCACGAAACCTCTACAGCTGGCTATGCCACCAGTCCGTCTATACATGCCGTCCGTGAACACCCAATCATCTGTCCGTGATGTCAAGTCTTATGTCTCCCTTTCCAACGAAACTGTCAACAAGGCCTCTCAGCAACTCCGCCTCAAACGTTCCAAGCCTGTCCACGAGGGCATTCCCACCCTTGACAAGTGCCTCACGGCGTTTGGCTCTCCACGATGAAATATTCTAAATAATCAATGACATCTCTCGGCGAACTCCTGAAGATGTCAATGCTCTTTCAAGTCTTGACGACATCGGGAAATAGTTTCCGACCACTGCTTGCCTTTATTGGTATTTCCCTCTACGAACGTGGACTCGCACTCTACCCCTTGTTCACAAAACTCCAGACATCTTTCCAGCCTCTGGATTCCAATGAACGCAAACCTTCAGCCGTCATCGAATGTGAACGTGGAACTCCTCCCCAGACCAAGAACGGAAGTGTTCCCCTGTTTATGACCCGCATGGATGCCATCGTGCATTATGTCGCCTCCTCCCCTGCCACGAAACGCCTTCTCTCCATTGCCAACCACGATTACCTCCCCTACGAATTTGAGTCCGTGAAACTTGATGAAGATATTTACTTCAAACTCACCAACGTGGAAGTAGACGACGGCAATATCAAGAATATCAAGTTCCAGATCTTCTGCTACGACCACCCGATCCAATCACTTCAGAAATTTGTGGATTCGTGTAACCAGGATTATGAGCGGCGAATGATGAACAAGCTCGGGAACGATCTCTATTTCTTCGACCAGATGGTGGATAACAAGAAACGCAAGACCAATCAGAATCCTCTGCCCAATACGTTTCTGGTGTATACCAAGCACAAGTTTTCCACGACCCGCACGTTCGAGAACGTGTATTTTGAGGAGCAGCCTGTAGTCAAGAACCGTGTGGCACACTTCCTAAATAACCGATCGTGGTATGAGCGCAAGGGTATTCCATACACTCTCGGCTTTCTATTCCACGGTGCCCCTGGAACCGGCAAGACCTCGGAAATCAAGGCCATTGCCAATGTGGCCCGTCGGCACCCTGTGAACATCCAACTGTCGGAAATCAAGACCAAGACGCAGCTACGCCATCTCTTTTTCAGCGATGATATTCACGTGTATAACGGCACGACTCTGGAAAAGTATACGATCCCTATTTCCGAGCGTATCTACATTATCGAGGACGCTGATGCGATGGGCGATGTGCTCCTGAAGCGGGAGTGGAAGCGTCCTGAGCCCGTGCAGGCACCCAAGGATCCATTCCTGCCCGAAGACGACGACGTGATCAAGGATCCCATCGATCTTTCCTTTATTCTCAATCTACTGGACGGCACACTGGAATCCAGCGGCCGTATTCTCGTGTTCACCTCCAATTTCCCGGAACGGTTCGATAAGGCCCTGATTCGTCCAGGACGTATTGATCTCATCATTCATTTCAAGAAGTGTTCCCGTGGGATCCTGAAAGAAATGGTGGAGGGGTTTTATGATATTGCAGTGGGCGACCACCCCCTCTTTGCTGATCCCCGAATGGATGGAAAGTGGAGCCCCGCCGAAGTCAATCAGATCCTCTTCCGCAACTTCGAGAATTCTGCTCAGGCCATGGACGAACTGCATACGTTGGAAGCGTCTACGCCGCTGCTGCAGGAGGAGACCCAGATTTAAACAAGTTCATAGCAATTTGAATTGCGGCGGGCGGGAGATCAAAGATCATGATGTAGATGAGAGCAGCGATCATAACAGAGGAAGCAATACCAACTATGCTCAGGGTCCACGCAGTCAGACCTCCCGCAGATGGGTTGACAATCGAAGCAAACATACCTGCTAGAGGGATGAGGAATGGGATCATAATAAAGCTGGAATATGCTCCGATTGCCGGATACTTTTCAAACAGCAAGGATTCAAGAGCATACCATGCGGCACGGTAGTATATGAGAAGTAGGACATTGGTGAATATAAAGAGCAGAAGACCGTTTGCGGAATTTACAACTGGTCCAGAATCTTCGGTAGCTACTTGCTCCGGAGGAACATCGGCAACGGGGTCGTCAGTATTATCCGCCATCCGAATCTATTATGTATTGAACACAAGATTTGCTTGTCCGTTTGTAACCTTGAGGAAGTTGTACGATTCAACATAGATTATGGATACATATCCATTATATTGAATTTGTAGATTGGTGGGAGATGGGTAGACGGTCAATGTTTGGCCAGCCTGGATGAGCGGGGGAATTCCAGGAGCAGGTGAGATTGTAGCACCGTCAGGGACGGGAGTAGGATTGGTACTGAGTGCAGTATCCCTGACAACGCACAGAGGAATCTGCGACACCGCTCCAGTCTGAACGATGGGCGGAACTAGCAGTGTATGCTTGAACGTCGTTTTGTTGAACATGGATCCGTTCGCACTTCCAGACGGCTGAGAGATTGTATTGGGATCAAGGGCAAACGAGTAGAGGTTAATCCCCGGAAGTGACGACGTATCTCCCTCTGAGAACCGGTAGTTCTGAATATTCCGGAAGAAGTTGATGTTTTTGGTGACGAATCGGTCAGTTCCGTCAAACACCAGGTTTCCTTCCTGTAGAATATCCTGATTGTTCATAGAATTTAATAATTGGATTCCGGTGGAATACCATTGATCGGGGGTAGCGGGTGCTGTCAGTGTCGGTAGAACGCTGGGGTATGTCTGCACTGGCGGATAAAAGATCGAATCCCAATTCGTGTAATTGTCCCAGTCGTTCACGAGCGCCCGGTCTTCCCGTTGGAATAGGAAGATGACACGAGTGCAAAGATTGTACATCGGGATAAGGACATCATTGTATCCGTACTGATTATGGTTTATGACGGATCGAACCTGGGTGATCAAGAACGAACGTTCATTACAGGCAATATGGGCACGCTCTGTGTCCGTCATAAAAACGTAGTTGGCTTCAATATACGGATCAAGATTCCAGCTGACCAGTGAAGCGTTCGTAGGATTTCCCATAACGTCGGGGTAGGACAGGTAATTCTGGATTCCAAGGAATGAATCTCCGGGGTTTCCTGCAATACGAGTCTGGAATGTAGCATTGGTAGAAGCCTTTCCACGAGTATCAAGGACAGTGAACATCTGGTAGATATTACGGAACGTCACTTGAATCACGACTTCGGTTTGGGGAAGACTGACGAGCGGGAGCGATTGACCGATCTCTTCGCAGAACCAGAAGGAGAGCGGGATCGTTAACTGACGGCCACGAATAGAAGGGGCGGGGGGTGCAGTATTTGTGGAGGAGACGTTAATAGCATTGGGGTATTGGTTCAGGCGTCCACGGGCATTGGCAGGATCATACATGTCTGGCGTATTTCCAACCATCGTATCTAGCTTGTCACGCTGGGTCTTGTTGCTTTTCAGGTAGCTCTTGACTTTCATCCATTCGCCCGTAACCGTACATATAACATTACCGTTGAAGAGAACCGACGCACTCTCAATCATATTGAACCCGAGATTTCGAGACCACTGGAAGGCGGTTTCGTATGCCTCCGATGTGTTCTGGTCGTATCCGGATAGTGGAGACCAGATGTCGGGGATCTGGACACATACGTAGCAGTCGTGTAGGAGATCGGCATAGCGAGGAACAGGGAAGTTAAACGTTTTCTTTCCTGCACCCGGAAGTGTCGTATCCGTAATATTGGCAACACTCAGCCGAAAATGCTCCATCGCAAAGTTGGTGGTGCGTTTGTACATCTTGATGAAGTAGGTCATGGAAGGGTTTCCGTTGACAAAGACGTTTTGGGCACCAAAGCCAGTGAGTTGAATGAGGCCGCCCGGCATACTATATTATCTTATACGATATGATTAATGTATCGGAACTTGCCGTATATCATTATTGGCGGGCTTGTGATCCTTGTCTTGATTCACTCGTATATGAGCGTTCGCTACGGATACGACTGGATTGGGACACAGACACGCAGGGTGATTCAGAAAGCATACACGGGCAACTCGGTCCATAAATTGTATCCGATTCCCCCGATTCCGTTCATGGACAGGTTCTCAGAGTTCACCAAGATTCCCAAGATGAAGGAGAATGGGGTTGCTCCAGGGTTGGCCTACTACTGAGGATTATTGATATAAGCCCTTGAAGAGATATACATGTTGGGGGTCGCCTTCTCTCCCGTAGGAACGACTGTCTTGTTACTGGAGAGTACAAACCCCCGGCTGTTTGTCGTGCATGTCGGGACCAAGGAGACTAGAGATTTTGCAAGATCATTGGTCACCGCTCCACCCTGAAATGTAGTATACGTGCTCGCATACGCACGCTTCTGATCCTGAGGGTAGTTTCCATAGTAGTTGTTCACAACTGTGCGCTTAAGCATCGTCGTCACTTCAGACGCACTCGTAAAGCGTGTTTGCTGGCTTGGACGGATAGGAGTTGTCATTGTATTTACAGATAGAAATTGTTAATCATAAAATGGCTCCCGTTCGCTTCCTGCTTGTTTCGACGCATACCGAGCAGGTGACGGGTTATTCCAAGGTATCCTACAACCTCCTCAAGCAGCTCGGTACTCTGACCCCGCTTGTGAAGGTTTTTCATTTTGGGTTTCAGCGCACCCCCGCCCGTCTCCCCCAGCCCGCTCGTCCGATCAAGGGCGTGATCCAGTATGATGCCGCCGCCAACGAGGATCCCAAGGAGCAGGGCTTCGGCTTCAACAAGTTCCGTGAGTATGTCGAGACGGTCAATCCCGATATCATCATGATCTACAACGACCCCATCATTATCAACCAGTTTATTCAGCAGACCAAGGATGTCACCAAGTCGTGGAAGCTCTGGATCTACCTTGACCAGGTATACAAGGGCGCCGACATGGGTCTGCTCCGCAACATTGAGAACGCCGCCGACCGTATTATCTGCTTCACGGAGACGTGGAAGCAGCACCTCATGACCCGGCTCACCACGCCCAACATCAAGATCGATGTGATGGAGCACGGTGTGGATGCCCTAGTCTTCAAGCCCATGATGGATTCCGAGCGGGCGGGTATTCGCAAGAACCTGAACATCCCCCCGAACGCCCGTGTGTTCCTGAACATGAACCGCAATTCTCAGCGCAAGCGTCTGGATCTCACGATTATGGGGTTTGCTCGCCTACTCAAGAAGTTCCCCGACGCTCCCTACCATCTCCTGATGGTTACGGGTGTCAAGCCCGAGGGCGGTGCGTTCTACCAGCCTCTCCAGATCTACCTCAACGAGCTCGAACTGCTGGGCCTGGACAATCTGAAGTATGGTACTCGTGTCTCTATCGTAGACACGACTCCCCCGACCGCCTACTTCAACGACGAGGCGATCAATCAGATCTACAATATCGCCGATGTCGGTGTGAACACGTCGAACGGCGAGGGCTTCGGCCTGTGCCAGCTGGAGCATATGGCGACCGGTGCACCCCAGGTGGTCCTAGACCTGGATTGCTACAAGGCCTTCATGACGGACGAGACGAGCGTGCGCCTGCCGCTCACGTCGTATTCGTATCTCCAGATGACGGCAGGTGTGGGTCTCACCGAGTACACTGCGACGGCCGAGAGTGTTGCCGAAGGTCTAGAGAAGGCCGTGGGAATGCTGGGTCGTGAGACGTCGGAGAAGTGCGTGGCACTCGCTCGCAGCCGCCCGTGGTCCAAGATCTGCGACGAGTTCCTGGAGAGCATCCTAGAGAAGAAGGAGTAACCTAACCTAATCATACGTGAAAAACTGAATCCGATCTTCCTTGAGTGTGCCTAATTTGAGTAGTCGTTGTTTATCCCCAAACGCCGACTCGTCAAACACTTCCTTGGTATCCGGATCCACCAAGAAGATGAAATCCTTGATCTTGACTTTCTGGAGACGACGAGACCTCTTCATCATGTTTTTGAGGTAGGACGCATCCCGTTCATCGTCCTTGATATTGGGATTGAATGCGAGATCCTCGCCCTTGGCCGTGCTGTCGAAGCGCATACACTGCAGCACAGGCTTCTCACGAGAATGGAGTTTGCGGTGGACCTCACAGTCTACTGCTGCCTGTTTAATGAGGCGAGTAATCCCTGCTGTAATCCGTTCCTTTTCATACGAGACTTCATAGAGGAACTCGTCGCTAGACATAAACGCTTCGGGCGCCCGTGCTCCTTCGGGTGCATCATACTTCTTGGACCCCGTATCCGCCCTTCGAATGGGGACAATATTGTAAGCCGTATTGGATGCTGCCTGGGCTGCTGAGAAGACGGACACGTAGAATGAGATGCGGATTGTCCGATCTTCCAGAGGCACAGTGTCTACAGTGATAGAATCCGCAGTCAAGACTTGACGGGTGGCGTGGGAACACAGGCGAATACCACGTCCAATCACCTGGTCGTGCCGGGCAGGGTTCCAGTGAGGTTCCATGACGTGGAGATGGCGGACGTTCTTCAGGTTAATACCTTCGGCACCGCTGGATGTAGCCATGAGGATACACAGGAGTTTCTTGCCTCCACGTTTCAGAATACTGTCTTTCATACTTTGGGCATGTTCAGGGTAGACAGACTGGAGTCCCTTGTAATCTTCATTGAACATCGCAAGCGTAATTCCCAGCTCGGCTTTATCGATTCCACCCGTATAGAACGAGTATGCGGGTTTGGCGGGGTCCATGTCTGGAGCTTCACGGTACTTGCCACCCTCTTTCACGAGACGGTAACGCTGGTATCCGTTGGCATCCAGAATAGCCGCAAGGATCCCGAGTCCTTCCAACTTGAGATACTGGGAGTAAATGAACTGATTTTTGAAGTTCTCTGTTCCAGTTGTCGCACGGACATTGGCGAGGACCTTACGCATCTTCGGTGAATACGTGGCAAGTCCTTCGTCACGAAGATACTTGTCGGGGTTCTCGCGCAACTTGGCGAGAATCAGGGCTTTCTTTTCGTCTTCGTCGTCTTCCACAGCTTGTTCTCCTGAAAGTTGGCGGAAATCGGGAGGCACGGCATAATTACATGCTAGGCGGGACATCACACGATAGGTCTTCATATCTTCGTTGAGCGCAGATGCCCCCGTGCGTTTCTTGGAATCTTGCTGGATCTCTTTCCACCTGACTTCGAGGTAGCGATTGAACTGTTCATCGGACATCTCAATTTTTTCCAGCATCTTGTCGTCGTCCACCCGCTTGGGCAGCATACGTTCATCTGATCCCTTGTAGTAGGAGACGAGACCCTGTACACGTTTCTGGAATAGGATGGCGTTCTTGACGTCCAGGCCCTCAACAAAGGTATTCATAAACTCTGCAAATTCGGTAGGCAGGCATTCAAGAGCTTCACGCTTAATGTTTTCACGAGCCGCAAGAACTCCACCGGGGAAGGTGGCCGCAAACGATTCACGGATCGTATCCACCCAATCACCGGGAGTCTTGTAGGTGACTGCCTCATCATACTGCACAGCAATACGCTCCCCCTCCTTGTTGTAGACCGACTTGAAATGACCAGGATTGCGAGTGATCTGGATAGACCGTTTCACGCTATTGAATTCTACGGTATCCACTTCCGGCAACTTACGGAAGTACTTCTTCATTCCCGCTTCGTCCCATGTCGGCAGTTCCTTTACGGGGATCACGATACGTTCAATGGGTCCACGCAGGAGGTTCAGGAGGTAAGCGATTTCGTTGGGGCGGTTAATGAGTGGAGTTCCAGAGAGGGCGACAACTTTGCAGTCCCGAGCATAGTAGATGGAGTCGTACAGCCGTTTTCCGATCTCGGAATTATTGATGGTTCGTGAAATCAAGTTGTGGGCCTCGTCGATGATCACGACCGAGTTGTCGAAAGGGTTAGATTTCAGGGGGTCGTCGTCGGTTATAATTCGCCGGACACTCTCGCCTGTAAGACCGTTATAATTGATGAAAGTGTACCTGGTTTTAATGAGATCGTCAATTTGGGCATCAATCCCCTGCTGCGCATCACGTGGCAGGGTTGAATAATTAGACTCCTTGCCAGGAACCGTCACGAAATACCGACCCTTGCTCAAAAACTCAAGGGACATTCCAAGAGCGAGTGCGGGGGTCTTGTCGGCTTCGGTGCGAATGATACGCACTTCCCAGAAATTGTTCTGGACGTAGATGGCATCACCGCATTTCCTGATCTCCTGCTTGAAATTGTCCTGGAGAGAGGCGGGGAGCATGACCCACACCTTCTTGTTGGACAAGAGGGATTCAGCGACCCCTACTGCCGAGCATGTCTTTCCAGACCCAAGACCGTGGTAGACTAGGAGACCACGATACGGAGTTTCAATGGACAGGTAGTCTCGGACGAGTTTCTGGTAGGGCAGGAGTTCCCGAGTCGTCTTTCCAGTTTGTTGGAGACACAGGTCAACGCCCTCATCGTCAGGGGCAGGGTCTTTCCTGTATTTTAGGTAGATTCGGGCAATGTAATCAGCAAAGGCTTTACGGTTCGGCAATACGAATGCCGAGGTCATATTGTATCAACAACGTAAATAAAATACGTTCATGATACAATGAATTTGGACGGAGACCCCCGTGTATGGATGGTCACTATCTACCTCTTTCTAGTGTCTGCCCTCCTATATTTCCGCCCGGCACTTGTCTTTGATGGCGGCAGGGTCAGGGAGTTTGGTGCGGGGCGCAAGGATTCCACGGTCTTCCCCCTCTGGTGGTGGATCATTATGCTGGCTATTACTTCTTACCTACTGGTGCATTATCTTCTACCGGTTTGACGGCTGGCGTTGATTCTTGGGCGGCCTTGATGGCTGCATCCTTTTTGGCTTTCTGCTCAAGCATGTTCTGCTTGAACTGTGTCGCTTCATCCACGCTGGGAATACATACATCGGTAATAGAGTCTCCAACAAGACCATACATTCCCACCACGCATGCGAGCGTAAGGAAGTATCCAATAGATATCCATCCCGCTCGGTCAATCCCTTCAGCAGTAGAATCAAAACTGCGATAGAACCGGTCGAACTGTACACGGAGAATCTCAAAGGTTCGGATAATGAACCATGCTATACCGGGGTAAGCACCCCAGATGGCTCCATGCTTGGCATTCTTTGCGGCGTCGACTTTCTCACAGCTCTGAAAGGTAGCCGCTGCCGAAAACCCGAATCCTAGAAGGAAAAAGAATGCGTAGAGGCCTAGACCAACGCCGATCATAATTCCCCATTCACGTCCTGTTGTCAAAGCAAATATGGCCATCTCTTATTATTCCTTCGGGAGACGAACTTCAAGGGTTTCAGCGAGTTGTGAGAGCGTTTGGAGCATTGCATGGCGCTGGGTATATTGCGGCCTCGTTAAGTTCATACAATCCGCCATGGTCTTCCATCCAATCGCCGAGATTTCCCGCTTCTGCATATTGGTGAAGCGTTGATGAATATCAATGCGATCAGGGCGGGACATGACCGCCACGAAATATTTATGGCGATACATGATTCCATTGGTTCCGGCAAACGTTTCTTCCAACTGAATCCCCGACACCATCGTATACGACGATCGTATGATATTCGTCTCTTCGAAGAATTCACGTTCGGCACATCCTTGATCGCTCTCGCATTTCAGGCGGCGGCCTTTTGGAAATCCCCATTCGGGTTCTGTATACGTCGACGCCGACGATTCAATCTCGGGACGCACAGAGTCAAACTTCTCTTTCGCAAACTTGAGTTCATATTCGTGGCGGTCCGAATTGTTCCAGAGCCGTGACCACAGAGCTTCAAACGTTTCCGATTTAATACGAACAAGTTCTTGTTGGGTCATATTGTCCAGGAGTGTGCGAACATACGGTTTGTCGGTGGGATCAAATTTCCCTCGGACAAAGTCGGTATAGCACATACTGTCCTTGCGTCGGACCATCAAGACTTCTACATCTTCTTGGGAGAGAGGGAGACTTGACGGGTCGCCTGGGTTCGTCAAGTTTCGAATTAGGATAATTCCGCAGGAGAGGACGGGCTCGCCGCAGTCTCGGAATGTATGTCCTCGTTGTCCACAGTTATTACAGAAGATTGTTATGGTAGACATCTTCAATTTCAGTTGGTCTATCTGCCAACAAGACAATTCTGCTTCCGTTTTTACCTCTTCTATAAACAATAAGAATGAGCACCTCAGATCCGAATGCGGACGCAGTAGCGGCGGCAGCGGCCAAAGACCCGAATGCCAAGGCACCGACTCAGGCAGTTGGACCCGCTAACGGTGTTTCTTTCACCTTCATGGTCGGACCTGTGATTGCAACTGCTGTGTTCATAGTGGTGGAAATCGGACTGGCATACTACTATTTTGGCCGCTCAACCGATCCGCTCCGGTCCCGTATTATGTGGTTCACCATCTTCACGGTCCTGGCGGCTCTTGTGATCTACGGATCGTATTTCCTCTATGAGGGAACATTGACGGCCCCAACCTGGTCGGGAACCGTGACCCCGTCGGCGGGCGTGACCACCAACCGGTCAATGGTTATTCCCGGATCATCCATCCCCGTCTCGGTCGGAACCAATGGCGGCAATTACGGCGTGCAGTGGTGGATGTTTATCCAGGATTGGAACTATAAGTTTGGGCAGGAGAAGACTGTTCTGACCCGAGGTGCGTCCGGAGCACTCAACCCTTACGTGTTTCTTGGTGCCGTTGAGAACACGCTGGATGTCAAGATCAATTTGATGTCGGGTGCGGCTGGGTCTGGAGGTTCAAGCACGCCTGCACCGTTAGGATACACCGGTGGGTCCACGGATGATTCTTACACGTGCAAGGTCAAGAACGTTCCTCTCCAGTCGTGGTTCTGTATCTCACTCTCGGTCAGCAACCGCAATGTGGATATCTACCTCAACGGCATGCTTGTACGCTCGTGCCTGCTCCCTGCTGTCCCCAAGGCTCCTGGCGGTGACTGTGGCGTCATGACCGACGGTGGGTTCTCTGGAAACTTGGCCGCACTCAATTTCTATGCTGGTGCCCTGAACCCCGCCATGGCTATGGCGTTCTACCAGGCTGGCCCGCCATCGGCTGCCGTTGCCCAGACTTCTTCTACGGCCAATACCCCCACAAAGCCCTACATTGTGAAACTGGCCGTAGTTGACCCGGCTGGACAGGAATTAAACAAGTATACCTACTAAATAATAGGAAGGAATGGATACTCGGACCATCCTCATTTCACTGATGACGCTCATTGTTCTTGGCGTTATGATACTTCTCGCATACGAGTTTAGTTACGGGTTTTGGACTGGAACACCGAGCGGACTCAGGCCAGTGATGACGAGTGTAACGATTGTAGGGCCGCTACAGGACGGACAGACGAGCCAGGAGTATAATTCCCTGCTGCCTCTCTCGAACAACGAGAACGAGGGTATTGAATTCTCATACGCCGCCTGGATCCAAATTAACGATTTTGATCCCCCGAACAATCCTATTTTGTTCACAAAGGGAAGCCCCGATCTTTCGATGCAGTCTCCGTCCGTCATCATGAACAAGGGAAAGAACCAGATTACAGTCACACAGGATACGTATGATAAGTCTAATCCCGAAAAGGTCGTGATCGGAAATCTCCCAGCCGGAAAGCTCAACCATATTGCTGTATGCGTGAACCAGACTTCGCTGGATGTATACATCAACGGACTCCTCTACCGCCATGTAACCATGAAGAGACTCCCGCTACAGAACCAGCAGCCTGTCTACGTTGCTGGAGCCGGAGGATGGAACGGCCAGATTGGAAGTTTAGTCTACTACAATTACGCCCTGACCCCCGACGCTGTGCGCAGCCTTGCAAACACTCGGCCATCTGTCAGCGCCGATACACTGCAATACTACCCCTCATATCTCTCCACCGACTGGTGGATCGGAGTCCATCATTGATCACATAAGCCCGTTCATGGCCGCCTTCCCTGCCCCAGCATTAATAGCATCCTGGAGTTTCTCCTGCTTCTTCTGAATAATGGAAAGACGGATATTTGGGTATACAAGTTCTTTTGCAAATGCCGGATCTACATCAAACTGCTCTCGTTCTCGTTGCTGTCGTGTGATAAATATCAGACCGACAATTGCGAGCGTGATAAATCCTACGAGGACATAGGACTTCATTTGTTGGTTATTATTCTTAGCGGAGGGTTGAATTAATCTCGCCGTCACTCTCCGACCGTTTCCTATCGGACTCTGCGATCTTGAATTCCATCTTGCTTAGACGCTGGTTAATATCAGGAACACTCGTAATGCCAAACAGGTGTTCCCGCCGGTTCGGCGATAGCATACAGACGACTAACATGGCCAGGACTACAAACCCTACGAGGACGTAAGCTTTCATTGTTGTTTGCGAGTGAAAACATTTGCTAGTCGTCTTTCTCATCTTCCTTAGCTGCCAGGTCTTCCATTTTTTGAAGCTGGGCATCGAACAGTGACAACGTTCCTTTGCGCCCATGTTTCTCGAGGACTGCTGTGACTACCTCCAAACTTTTCTCCCTGCTCATAGGCGGTGGTTCCTTCTTCTTTCTCATATGTTCCCTCTCCTGTGTCATTCCCACAGTTGCGACGAGTAGAACTATGACTAGGAAAAGCAGAATGAGGTCTTCCATATCTTTATTCTTAGCCATCAATAAAGATACAATGTCCACATGTTCTATTGCGTATGGTATTGGCAAGGATACGAGTGCAAACTTTGTGATTCAACTTCGTGATGCCTCGGATGTGACTCGTCTTCTCCGTCAGCAGGGTGCGAAGCGCAATTACCAGGTATTAAGTTCGACGGGAAAGAATCAACCGCCGGTCGGAGGTATTTCGCACACAGATTTCCTGGATATGGCGTATACTACTCAGTCGTATGGCCCGTCGAATGCTTTAATGTCGACTCGTGGATATCAGGTCCCCCAGTGCTCCCCCTGCGGTACGGGATCGCTCACTCCCTTCAGCACAGTGCGAGTTTCAGCTAGTCTGATCCGTTACTAGATCTTGATCTTCATTCTGGATTGCCTTTGACGTTTTCCGAAGAACAGATTTAATCCGGTTCTTCTGCGTCTTGTTCAGTGTCCCTGGTTTATACGCAAAAAAGAGCCTCAAGAATTCATTTGATTTTTTGGGAGTCTTTTCAAAGAGATCGCTCTTGTTCTTTTTGATTTCCGTGAGTGTATCCTGATGTCCCAGGCAATCTAGAGGGGTCAAGAGCTCAAACCGACGTTTGGTGGATGCCGCAAGATCCATCAGGCGCTGGCAGATACAGATCACACGGTCCTGGTCGTATCCCCCCTCAATAAAATGGGCGTCAGCATAGACGAAGGCAAAGAAGAATTGGAGGAGGGTGGGAATAGAGGCGACACGCAGCCCGTTCTGGAGGAGGTGGTAACTGTGGCATGCAAATGTCTTGAATACACGCACAATAAGGTCTCCTTTCTTGTCCATAATATCGACGTGGGCAGGAAGGAGTTCAGCGTAGGCTGGACGTTCCTGCACATCTATATCATCACCCAGAATGTTCATGAACTGGTTGATTGCCTCTGACATATCGTCGGCCAGAACATCGATGGGTGTTTGCCAAGTATTGTTTCGTAATTTTGAGTGAAGATCAAGGGCGTGGATTCCTAGGAGAACAATATTCTTGGTCATGAGGAGCTTTTCAATCCCGTTTCGTTGGACGTCTCCCAGCGTAATATATCCCCGTTCTGGATGAGCCTTGCATCCTACGGGGTAATGTTTGTTCAGAAGCATCAGGCGCTTGTACACCTTTTCCCAGCGAGAGACGTCGCCACGGGGGCGGGACAGTTCGAGATACATTGACATCCGCAGGAAGTTCGGGGATACATAATGAATTCCGCCCTTGATGATTTCCTCATCCCACAGATGCTTGAACACCGGGGTCTCGAGGTATGTGATATCAGCCATACCAGTATAATCCACAAACACCTTGAAGGTCATCAAGTGTGCACCCGGCTTGACTTCAATATTTCTGAATCCACGGGAATAGAAAATGTCTGCGAGTTCTAGGGCATGAATCTGGGGTCTCTCACTGTAAAAATCGTAGTCTGGAACGTCGTAGTTTGGATCGTAGATCTTGTCTTCTTTCGGGAGGAGGTTGTTGATCGCTGTTCCGCCGTAACATAGGACACGCTTGGCCTGAATAAATTCTTTGACGATCTGAAGGACTTCACGAACCTTTGGATCATGCGCAACTTCGTAATCTACGATGTTTTGTGCCTTCTTTATTAAGACGGCGTCCATTCCTTATACATATCCGACAAAATGGATTGTCCTGCCAAACTTTCTTCTGGCGGACAAGAGTAATATGTCCGAAATTAAGACCGCACGCCGTCGTCGTACAAAGAGCGGGGAGGCTGCTCCTCCTCCCCCGCCGGACCAGAAGTCGCCCAAGAAGAATAACCGATACCCTTTACGCAGCAAGGACAAGCCGATAGAGAGCGTGCGGTGGGTAGATGACGATACGCTCTTCGACGACGAAGAAGATTCGGACTTTGAAGAGTCGGAGAAGTCTGAGTCAGTGACGAAGACAAAGACGAAACCGAAGCTTGCGCTGAAGCTGGACGAGTCGGAGGAAGAGGAGGAAGAGGAGGGGGAGGACCAGATCATCCACGGAATTAAGGTCCCGTTCAATATGCCAGTATCCGTCAAGATCCATCTCCACGCAAACGTAGACGCCGAGGTCGAATATGATGATGAAGATGGTTACGGAGACGAGGATGGCGACGAAGACGAAGACGAAGATGGTTACGGAGACGAGGATGACGACGAGATCCCCCACGCATTCATCCAGAATTTGTTTGCCAGCAAGCTCAAGAACCATCCGATGTTCACCATTGCCGGAGACAATGAGAAGAAGAAGGAGAAGGAGAAGAAGAGCGTTAAAGACGAACCGGCGATCCGCCTTTCCCGTCGTGAAAGCGACTACTTCCAAGGACTCACGAAACAGGCAAAGAAAGGTGCACTCAAGAAGATGAAGACTGTATCTGATCTTCTCGGTGAATCCGAGATCCCTTACAAATTCCGTGTTCTGGACATCGATATGCCTGCGAAAGTCCAGTGTGAGATTATCCGCAAGGTAGATGCCATGAACCGTATGGGCTCCGAGAACGGCGAGTCGCAGAAACTCCGTAACTGGATTGACGGTGTGCTCCGTGTTCCGTTCGGTAAGAATGTGCCCCTGCCTGTAACCATCAAGGACGGGCCCGAGAAGTGCTCGTTGTTCCTGAAAGATGCTCGGTCAAAGATGGACAAAGCGACCTACGGGATGGTGTCTGCCAAGACCCAGATTCTACAGATCCTGGCACAGTGGATTTCCAATCCTACCTCCGTCGGCAATGTCATTGCTATGCGTGGCTCAATGGGTGTAGGCAAAACCTCCTTTGCCCGCAACGGAATCGCCGAAGTTCTGGGTCGCCCATTCATCTTCACATCCCTGGGCGGCGCATCAGATATCGCCCATTACTCTGGTCATTCGTATACCTACGAGGGGTCCATGTGGGGTCGGATTGTTGACTCGATCATCCAGGCAGGGTGCATGAACCCTGTGCTCTACTTTGACGAGCTCGATAAGGTCAGCGGCACTCCTCACGGTGAGGAAATCATCTCCATGCTGATCCATCTCACGGATCGCTCCCAGAACTCACAGTATCATGACCGTTACTTTGCTGGAATTGACTTTGATCTCTCTCAATGTCTCTTCGTGTTCTCATTCAACGACGAAGAGCGAGTCCACCCTGTTCTCAAGGATCGTATGCGAGTCATCAATATCCCAGGATACAAGGACTCCGAAAAGAAGGTCATTGTCGCCAACTATATCTGGCCAGATATCCTTCGTCACGCTGGGATTTCCCGTGAAGATCTGTCGGCTGACGAAGAGGCCGCAGAATACATCATCAAGGAATACTCCAACAATGAGGCGGGAATGCGCAATCTCATCCGTGTCGTGGAAGCTGTTGTTGCTCGTGTCAACCTTATCCGCATCTCCGACGAGGAGAGTGCCAAGGCATACAAGTTCTGGATCCCCGTGACATTCCCCATGAAACTCACCCGCAAGATGGTGGAGACGGTCTTGACCGATTTCAATACGACTCTGCCCGAACACTGGCGTTCATTATACACGTAAAGTTCTGAACCAACAATACAAATGTCACTCAAGGAAGAGGCACAATTCGCCAAGCGCCATATCCGCAATCGTTTTTCGCTTATGGTTCTTCCCCATGTCGCCGAGGGAATCTGGTCGGTCTACGAGAACGCCAAGACCATCTGCGAGAAGAACAACCAGACAGATCAGATTCTGAAGACGTTCCAGAATCTCCTCACACGTATTCCCGTATGGACTGAGGATGTTCTCCAGACGGAAGTTAAGCGCATTATTACTGCCTCCAAGTGCTCGTATCTAGAGGAGCTTCTTACCGGAGTTCTCCTAACCTACCTCCGTGCGTTTGCTGCCATCCAGTATCGTTCGACCCAGGACAGCATTGATGTAGAGTTTGAGCGCCCGCCCCTACCCAAGTTCGTGCACGAATACTACAAGGAAGTCGCTCGGCGTGCATGGGAACACGCCTACCTGTTTCGCACGGTCGGTGTATCCACCGAGCAGCAGGCACGTAACCGCAAGGAGATTGATGTCATTCTAGATACGGCGTTCGATACAGTTCTGGACTCCTTCCTCCCGTGGCAGTCTATTGTGAATACGTATTTCTCAGTGGAGGATGCGCCTCAGAAGGCCGAGGACGTGATTCAACCTACCGAGATTGCGTCCGCTCCCGCCCCGCCCCCTACCCCTGTCCCTGTCCCTGCTTCCGATGAGAAGAAGGTGGCGTTCGAAGTAGAGGAATCCGAGGACGAGGACGACGATGTTGGAACCGACGACGAGGATCATCCCAAGCTCCAACTGTCCGATGAGACTGCCGAGATCGATCTGGGAATCGAAGAGGAAGCCGAGAAGAAGAAGGAGGAGGAGGAGAACGACGATAAGGACGTGAAGCTAGAAGCCAAAGATGGCGAGCTCGTTCTAAAGCTGTAAACAAATCCACCTGAACCTATCAAATAGAACAATGCTGGACACGAATCTTCTGATTGTCATTGTTCTCGTAGCCCTTGCTGGAATCGCAGTGTATGCTGCTGAACGGTATACTAAGAAGCAGCCGGTCGATTGGACGGATGCGTCTAAGATTGGTCTGTTGTCCGGCGCCGGCGCAGGTGGACTTCTGTTTGCTATGGGCGGAGATACCGAGACTGTTGTAGCCACGGCATCCGTTGCGTCCACGGCTGTTCAGGATATGTTTGTCGGGAAGCCCAGCTTCTAAACTAAATGAAATATACGGTATATACAAACAAAATGCAGTGGCTCATGCTCGCCTTTATCGCTCTCCTCTTCGCTGCCCTGACCCCCGGTGTCCTGGTGACCCTACCCCCTCGTTCGTCGAAGCTGGTGGTTGCCCTCACCCACGGTGTAGTGTTTGCCCTAGTCTACCACCTCACCCGCAACACGGCCCGTGCGATGCTCGGTGGCCGTGAGGGCGTTGATAAGACGCTCAAGAAGAAGGAGGACGAGGACAAGAAGGACGAGAAGTCCTAAACAAATTCACTCGATCACCAAGCATGTCTCACCTCGAGGCACTTTGTCGATAATGTAAACCGAGCCAAATTTCTCAATCTGCTTGCGAGGCACCGCCGTATCACGGCAGTACCTGGCAATCGCCTTATACAGGTGGAATCCCCGGTAACGTTCACTGAAATCTCCGTTCTCCGGATCACGGAACAGAATAGACTTGCCATCTGGAAGTGTGAGCCATGTCATGAACATCTTGAACAGCGGGTTCGACACATACTTGTCGTCGGCTCCGTCTGGAAAACAGTCCCAGAACAGGGACGTAGCAAGACGGACTAGATCAAACGACGGATTCGGCTTGATTTCGGGATACTTTGGGTTATAGAACGGAGCGACGTTGTATTGTCCCCCCGCCTCTTCATCCTGGTGAAACTGGTCAGACATGAAGAACTTCGACTCTTTCATCTTTGGGACTTTCACGGAAAACGAAGCCCGATCGAAATCAATGATCTTAATCAGTTTGCCATACGTGGGAACACGATAACTCTTGCCACCAACGTTATAGTAGAAAAACTCGGCGGTCGTGGGGACATGCATCACATTCATGACATGGAGATCGTTGTGGACAAACGCAAACGTCCGCTGCGCATACGCAAGTGCAAAGATGACTTGGGCGATCCACGCACATCGCTTTGAAACATCATGGTTCTCTTTGAAGAGGGTATACAGTGTCCCCTCGCACTTCTCCATGACCGTGATCTGAATAGGAGCATCCTTGAATACGGCGTGGGCAAACGCTTCGTCATGCTCCTCCTGCGAGAACCCAGATCCAGTTTCTTCGCTCCCGCTGTCGTCGTCATCCTCCTCTCCTTCACTATCGCTCGCACACGAACGCACTCCAAAAATGTAGTCCGTAGAACAGCTATCTGACTCTCCCATTTCTTCCGGTGTCTCTTCGGCATCACCATCGAACGCAGAAGGAAGAACTGGAGGGGTAGGGATATTCATGGGCTCGAGATCTACAGCTCCCAGATCAATGTCCTCAGAAGACTCGGCAAGTTCAAGAACAGGGACCTCTGGTTTGCGTAGACGCAGGTCAAAGAAGTGCCCGATGTTCTGGGAGAACCAGGGCCGATCACACAGATCTTCGTAATCATCGGAAATATCCAGGACATGCCGCTCAGAGATTCCAGAGAATACACCGTAGACACGTGGAAAATGCTGGCATTCCGATTCCGAGAGAACAAGGGATGCGAGAGATCCAACGTAGGCGGCATTGTAAGGGTTCTGGATACGCAGGGGTTCGGCAGATACATCGTCCGTATTGGGAAGACCGGTCCCCGCATACTCTCCGTGCATCACATGGTAGGGAGAATACAGCATCGTCTTCTTCAGATGAATCGGGACTTCACGACCAGACACGTAGACTGCAGCCTCACTACTGATTGTCTGGATCGGCAGACGGAGTTTCAGGCCGTAATGGTATGGCATCCGAACATTCTCCAGCTTGAATAGTTTCTGGATGGAAGGGAAGTAAGGCTGGATGCGGCGAAGACCCCAGAATTTCTGAGACTGTTCCTGAAGTCCCTGGAGATTCGAACACTTCTGAACATCCAAATGGATATTGGATGTTCGTAAGTCGGGCGTTGGCTTTGGCATTCGGTTTCCCGTTATGTATACTTCCCTGCTTTTTGCTTCTCGCTATACCGCAGGGATCCGTCGATGATAGACCCTTCGGCAGGGAATACCTTGTCAAAGACGTTCCCAAGAAACTGCTTGAAGACATACCTCATCTTATCTGAAAAGTCCTGAAGGAATACGAACAGGGAAAACATGAAGAACAGTCCGCTCGTATACGAGTCTACGAAATCTTCCAGTCCTTTCCTCACTGGGATAATGGGTGTCGACGTGTTGATGAAGTAGACTAGCCAGAATGACACCAGACCAATGATCGCAATTTCAAGGGCAATGTCGGTAAGTTGGAACGCAAGTCCTTTGGTCTCCCACTCGGTGGATTCTGGAGGATCATAAGTGTCGAACAGATAGTAGAGAACAAACGAGAGGAATCCCCCTGCTAATGCATACATAATTGAAAAAACTATAATGTTAGCCGTCACCCGCAGGGAATCACCCGACGATAAATGCACGTTGTGGATATTGTAGGCGTATGCGTGTTTCGCCATCTTATTATCTTCTGAGAAATGAGTATAGGGTAGAATGAACTTTAACATTCGTCAATTCAATATGGAAACGATCAAGCAGAGATGTTCTATGGACTCCCATAAATCTCCTATGATCGTGATTATCGGCAAGAAAGATACCGGCAAATCGTTCTTGGTTCGTGATATTCTGTTTCACAATCAGGATGCGTTCCCGATTGGAACTGTGATTTCCGGAACAGAGGTAGCCAATCGCTTTTTCCAGGATATGGTCCCCTCCAAACTCATTCATGACAAGTACAAACCTGAAATTATCATGAACGTCATTCGCCGTCAGTTGGCGCTCAAACAGCAGCGTGGGAATGGAGCAGGGTCCAACGTAGATCCTCGTGCGTTTCTCATTCTTGACGATTGTCTGTTCGATAACACGTGGATTCAGCAGGAGTCTACACGCTACGTATTCATGAACGGTCGCCACGTCGATTTATCCACCATGATTACTATGCAGTATCCTCTCGGTATTCCTCCCTCTCTCCGCACGAACGTAGACTTTGTCTTCATTCTGCGTGAGAACATCATTGGAAATCGAAAACGTATCTACGAAAACTACGCAGGTATGTTTCCCTCCTTTGAGATGTTCTGTCAATTCATGGATCAGTGCACGGAGAATTATGAGTGTATTGTTATTTGCAACTCGTCTGTCTCGAACAAGTTGGAAGATCAGGTATTCTGGTACAAGGCCAGCGACCACCCGCAGTTCCATATGTGCGCAGATTCTTTGTGGGCCGACAACAAGCCGTTCATGTCGACTATGCTAGCTGCCAATGATTACAACGCTGAACTTGCCTCCAGTCGTCGGGGTCCTTCAGTATGGGTAAAAAAACAGGGAACATGAACCGTTTACTCCCGCATCCCGCCCTCTGCCGGGTGAACGGGTGCCTCGAGCGCCTTCAGCTGAGCCTGCTCGGCCCGGCGCTTAGCGTTCTCCTCACGCTGCGCCTTCATCGCCCCCTCACGCTCCTCCGCAAAGAACAGCTCACGGTTCGACTCATTCTCCTTGTACTTCCGCATGATCTCGTTGAGCTGCGAGTTGGCGTACTCTACGTTCTCCATGAGGTGCTCGGAAGGCTCCCACGGCAGCCAGCAGCCCATACGGCCGATCATCAGATTGTCCTTGGGATACTTCCGCTGTAGAACCTTGCACCACAACTGCGCCTCCTCGTACGACGGGAAGGCACGACGGACCTTGACGCCACGGATATTGCACTGGAAGCTGTTCGCATTGTCGAAGGCCTCCTGTACCTCCTTCTCGTGCTTGAGGAGGAATACCTGATACTGCTCGGGGACATCCGTCTTCTTGATCTCATCACGGTGGGTCTTCTCGAACTCGTGGATATCCTTCATGATATCGTCCACCTTGAGCGAATACTTCGTGGAGATGTACGCCGCAAAGTGCTCGAGACCCTTCACCTTCCAATCATAGTCCATCCACTGAATGAACTTCTGGAAGAAGAAATCGTTCTTCTTCTCAATGACCTTTTCGGGCGAGATGAACGATACAATACAGTACCGCTGGTTGGGGAGCTCGGGGTCCTCCTCGAGGTAATCCACCATCTCGCCGTCCTCATGCGTAGGAAGTTCAACCTTGGTGCGAGTAGAAGAGCTCATTTATACTCTCTAACCCTACACGTTAAAATGCCTTTTTCCCGCAGGTATTATCACGCCTTCATGAGGAAAAGACCCGCAAACGTCAAGACAAGACCGACATACTGTATCGGCTTCTCTAGACGGTCTCCCAGAACCACGTAAGCCGCTGCGCTTTCTAGGATCCCTGACATGCCGTCCCACATACCGTTGACATAGAGGACATTTGCCCTGCTTAGAGACTGTATGAGGAAGAACACAACCCCTGCGTATCCTGCGATACCGTGGAACAGGTAGGTGATATTGTTGGTCTGGGCGTAGAACCGCAGGGCAAAGTCGCCGTAGATTTCTACGACTGATAGGAAGAAGATAGATGATAAGGCGCTTTCCATTACTCTTCTACTCGGTGAATTTCAAGATGAGGACGCCTCCGCCGATCATCGCAATCGCAAGGTAATCGTGGATGTGCAGCCGTTCCTTAAAGTAGAGGACTCCGACCGTCGTCGTCGCCATGACCGACAGGCCCGACCAGAGTGCGTTCGTGAACGCCATCCCAGTTAGCTTGAACGTCTGAACTAGCATGACTCCGACCATGGAATAAAAGAAGACGCCGAGGAGGAAGAACCGCCAGTCTTCCACCGACGACTTGAAGCAGCTCATCGCACATACTTCCAGGGACACGATCACTAGAACATATAGAATAATAATCACATACGGTGAGAACATTCTTTACTTATCCCAAGTCACCCGAATTTTTCTCCTTCATCAAGTATAAACAAATGTCCGATTCCTCTGCCAAGGCCGCCCCCGCCCCGTCTATGGGAATTGACGTCGCCGACCTCGTCAAGCGCCTGGTCAAGTACGCCCTGGAGGGCCTCGCCGTCGCCGTGGCGTGCTACCTGCTCCCGGGCAAGAAGCTGCGTGTCGATGAGATCGGCACCATCGCCCTGACTGCCCTCGCCGTGTTCGCCATCCTCGATATCTATGCCCCCTCCGTCGGCTCGTCGGCCCGCACGGGTGCCGGCTTCGGTATTGGCGCCAACCTGGTCGGCTTCCCTGCCCGCTTCTAAGAAGTTTTAAGGGAGCGACTCCATACATGTAAATGTTCCGGTATAACGGAAAGTGGTATACCGTAAACCCCAAACTGGGTGAACCTGAGCGCCAAACACATGCACTCATGTGGACACTGGCCCCTGGTACTCCTCAGCAACAAGCGTATAGGGAATGGTATGCTCGTGAACGGAAAATAACGTCTATTCTCTATCCTAATAAATAGATAGATGGACGTCCTCAAGACTGGATTAATCGCAAGTGGCGTCACGTTGGTCGCCCTGTTCGTCTTTATCGGTATCTACTGGGCTATTCGTGGATACCCCCCAGCCAGCCGTATGCTAGTCGAAGAAGTCAAAGAAATCGGGATTCCCGATGACAAGGCTCATTTTATGTTTTTCTATACGAAGTGGTGCCCGTATTCTGAGGAGGCTCAGCCGATCGTCAAGAGCCTGGAGACGATTATGAAAGACCGGACGTACGGTGGCAAGACTATTACTGTTCAGTATGTTAACTGTGAAACCGATAAGAAGTGTTCGGAGTATCGTGTCACGTCTTATCCGTCATATAAACTCAAGACATCCTCCCGGACATTTGAATACCTGGGTCCTCCGAAAGTCACGGTCTTACGTGAGTTTCTCGTGGAGGCCCTCGGTCCGGAACTTATGGTAGCTGGTGCGACCGACACCGAGTAGATGCCGAACAATATCCACCGAATCCCAAAACGTGAACATCTGTGCGCTGTTTTCTATCAGCAGACACGTGTTTAGGGGATACATATCTTTCATGGAATGCGTGTCCTTGATATTTCGGCTGAAAGCGACCGCCGACATATAATTGTCGATCGTAATCTCCTTGGTCTGTGCAGTCATGAGAAACAAGGTCTTTTCCCGAACTTTCTGGGGAACAACGTCAAGGATACGACCACACAGAACAGCCCCGTCTACAAAGAGCTTATTTTCAATCGTGTGAGGCGTAAAGATGTATGGAATAGAAAACGAGGCACGCAAGGCATCCCATACCTTGATTGTCTGTCCAAACACTGCGACTTTCAGGGTTGACAGATCCGAGGCAATGATGTGGAGAGGAATGGCCGCATCTCCTATCCGCAGTTCTCCAAAGTCAAGTCCCCTCTTCTTGAACTCTGTCTCCAGAAGCGTATAGATCTTAGACCCATCATCAATTCCATTTGTCTGGGTCAACCCCAAAAGAGTCTGGAGACGTAGAGGCTGGAACGCATCCTGCATATTCCCAAGCAATTCTGTAAGCACACTCAGATCGTCCACCGAAAACTCAAACGCAATCAGGGCTGCAATAAGAGCACCCATAGAAATACCGTAAATCCCGTTGGTAAAGATATTGTGAAGAAACTTCTCGTTCGTTTCTTCTGAAAATGCCTGAAGTGCTCCGATCTGAAGAACTCCTCGCATTCCTCCACCATTTAAAGCTAGACCCGTGTATTTCATTGGTGCTTCTTTTCTGCGTGTATGAAAATGCTTCGGGCCAAAGACCTGTGGAAGCAGGAGGAAGAACGCAAGACATCCAAGATGCAAGCGATGCGCCCGGTTCTTTCGAATTTATCCAGCCAACTGAAAACCTATGCTATTCACAACCCTGCTGCACCCTATTTTGTCTACGATGTTCCTTCCTTTGTGTTTGGATATCCTCTTTATGACCACCGTGAAGCTATAGAGTATGTTAGGGATGCTCTTGTAGAACAAGGGTTCCATGTATGGATTACCCCCACTCTGACTCTCGTGATTTCGTGGATTAAACCTCAGACCCAATCTAGTAGATTACGTGCTCCTCCGAAATCAGGGGCGGATTACCGACCCTTTGTCTACGATGACTCGGCCATGGATTTCTTGCGTCATTCTATGAACAGATAAAAACGAACGTTGAGATACTTAGATGTCTTGGAGCACAAACATGTGTGATGAACACTCTGAGAAAGATATTCGGGTAGAAGAGGGACAGAGAGTGTGCACGGCATGTGGAACGATTATGGAGCAAACGATTGACGAGGGTGCGGAGTGGAGATATTACGGAGCCGAAGACCGGAATGAAGATCCTACTCGTGTCGGTCTAACCATCAACCAATTGCTTCCCGATTCATCGTATGGATCTATGGCCATGAACAAGAAAACATCGTCGCCGGCATTCAAGAGCATTCAGCGCTTATCAGCATGGTCCCTCGCTTCCCATTCTGAACGGTCTTGGCTCGCTGCCCTGGAAACACTGAACCAGTACGCTTACCGCAACGGATTCACGAAAGCTATTCTCCAGGAAGCCTGCGCCCTGTTTCGTGGTCAGGAAGACGCCCTGAAACTCAGAGGGGAGACGAGAAGGGCTCTGATGGGTGCAGTGTTCTTTGTAGCGTGTCGCCGTATGGGGGTATCCCGAACCCACGAGGAAATTGCGGCTATTGTGAATGTCTCCACTCGTGCTCTTTCCAAGGCGATCCAGACCTTCGGGATCCACGCTGAGGAGAATCCCCTCTTGAAGACCCAACTGTCTTTGGCTGAGAGGATGATGAACGGCTTATCTATCCAGGAACACCAGAGAACAGAGATCTTGGCAACTATTCAACATATCTTCAAATCCCCCGACGAGGAATTGGAACATACACCAAAAGTCATGGTCTCGGGAATGATTGCTCGAGTTCTATGTGAAGGGCTGTCGAAAGCAGAGACCAGGGCAACCCTGAAAGAGTTCTCCAAGCACTCCGGAGTATCGGTTGTTTCTATCCAAAAAGTCATGAATGGAGTATAACAAGAAGCACTAGGATGTCAGCGTCTCTTATGAACAAGGAACGGTTCAATCCGTCTCGCCTGTCGAATTTGGCGGTATGGTTGGACGCATCTCCGTCCAATACGTTGAATAATGTTATATGGGCAGATCGATCGAGTAATGGTAATAATTTTACCATAACGTCTGGAACCCCCACAATTTCTGCGACAACGACAGGTCAACCGTCCGTCTTTTTTCCTAGAGGGGTGCAGATGAAATCAACAAGTTCTCCAACGACGTTTTCCTCCAAATCCTTCGTGGCCGTGTACCAGTGCCCAACTGTCGGCTCTGCCATGAATATCGGAATCGGATCGAATACGAATAGCAGTGCATTCGGTATATGCCAGTCCAATAACCTTCTCTACTCCCCATACCAGTACGGTGTGGGCGACATTTCGTTTGGTGTCGCAAATTACACGGGCATGAACTATGCCTTCGCATCCTTCAATGCTTCTACCAATATTATCACCGGCGTCCCTGGATTCAACAATCTTTCTACGGCGGCAGTCGCATTCCAGAACAAAGCCTTTGTCACTCCTTTCTACATCGGTTCTTCCACGAGTCTTTACACGTCCAGCGGATTCCATCTCTGCGAATTCATTGCTACGTCCAACGCTTTAACCCCCTCTGACCGGCAGGATGTAGAAGGATACCTTGCTGCCAAGTGGGGATTATCGGCTCAACTCCCATCCTATCATCCTTACAAGAACTTTCAACCATCGGGAGATCAGTGGATCCCGCCAACCCTTCCTACCACGATTTCAGGACTTGTATCCTGGCTGGATATGACGTATCCAGGACAGACCATAGCGAGCATTTTCGATCGTGTTAGTGGGTCGTTTACAGTAAACGTCGGATCTGGAAACCAGTTCCAGATATCCAATATCAACAATCTTCCAACCTTGTATTTCCCTGGAACGAACAACAGCTATTTGTACAAAAACAGCCTGCCTCCTACAGCCGAAGGGTCTGTTCTCTTCGTATTCAATATCACAGATACTCGAAGTGATCTCCCTATTCTTGCATGGAGAGCGTCTACTGGCACTCCTCCGTGGGGTCCCCTTCTTACATACAGCGGTTTGCAGACCCTAACCCTCCAAAACAATTATGTTGGAACAACCGATGAAGATAAATTTCCCGTAACTTTCCCAATGGCCACGGGAACCAACCTCGTATTTTTTGCATGGGATAATACCAATTCTTACCTTTCTGTGAACGGTGGAACTCCTGTGGTCGGGTCAAATGCGATTCCTGGAAGTGCAACTACCATGTATGTTGGAACGAATATTGGGACATGTAATAGTCCAACGATGAACTTTGGTGAACTTGTGGTATACAATCAATACTTTGAACAGTCGGAGCGCCAACTGCTCGAAGGATACCTTGCGTGGAAATGGTCAATTGTGAGTAAACTTCCAAGCGGTCATCCATTTTCCAAGATATCACCGATCGGAGCTACCGTATCGGAAACGGGTGCACTCAACATCCCCGCCCAAATTGGGAGTTTGACGACATGGCTGGATGCGGCGGATTCGTCTACGATCAAATTACAGGGAACATCTGTTAACGAATGGTCAGATAAATCTGCTACGAGCGATGTGTTTACGGGAAGTAACCTTCCAACATATTCCAACACTGGAGGCCCATTCCTTCCTGGAGTTTACTTTGAGGGGGCTAACTCCCTCCGTGGAACCGTGAATGCGGCAATCCAGAGTGGAGTTGGAACGTGTTTCATGCTTGCGACAATAATTGGTAACAATGGCCAAGTCTTTACGGGGGGATATGTATCTGGAACTCCTAAGATTGGCGATTCGTTTGGATTGATGTGTGTCGATAAAAGCGTTACGTGTCCTTTCCAATCGGACGCTAGAGTCAACAGAAATCCATTACTTGGAACTCTGAATACGGCGCCCACTGTTCTTTTCGCTCGAATGAACACGAGTGGTATTCCATCGACGGGCGAGGGAAGCTACGGGTTCGCAACTCCTGTCAACCAAAAGGAAATAATCAGGGATACCGAAACTTTCTGGCAACCGTCGGTTCCATCGGCCTCCCCATGGAATCTCGGGTTTATTTCAACAAATCCAGCACTGCAAGATTTCTACCTCCACGAGTTTCTGTGTTTCTCCGAGTATTTCACCGAGAGTCAGAGATTCGTGGTAGAAGGGTATCTCGCATGGAAATGGGGGATTCAAAGCCAGCTTCCGATGGAACATCCATACAAGAACGCTAGACCTCAGAGTTATAGTGCGTAGTAGTTACTCAAACTTCCAGAGTATACGATACTCAGAAGAGCGTTTGAAATCATTGTGAATGGACTGGTCATATTCAGAATAGTTCCTACGGTCGGAGTAATCGACATACTTCCAGACGATACATTCTTGACTGTCCAATACATCCCCATGGATGCGTCTGCTCCCGGGAGGACGAGGCTGGTAGTAGAAACCGTCAATAAGAACGTTGTAGATTGCGTCGCCGCAGTCAATGTGAGTGGCGAGCCGCTTATGAGCGAAATATTCAGTCGTGATGTGACATAGAAGTCCTGTAGTTGAACTCCGCCTATTAAGCTCGATAGTGTGGAAGTTGTAGTTTTCACAGCACTGCAGGTTACGACATTGCTCCTGAGTGAGACTCCGCCTATATAGCTGCACAAGGTAACATCAGACGTTATGAACCGGCCTCTTAGGAGGGTGAAATCTCCACCCACACTAAGTTGTGCCTTGTTTGTTAATGCGTTTCCTGTGCAGAAGATTAGGTTTGTGTTCCCTCCCCTTGCGCCAATACGTGCATCGAAATCTACTCCAGCGCCAGTCGAAATATTCACGAAGAACGCATTTGCATCATTATTGACGGGATCAGCAGCAACCACAATGTTCGACAAAAACATAGACGCTCCACTAACATTCAGTGAATATCCGGAAATACCAACGGTTGTTCCAATGCTGAGGCATCCCGATGCCGTGATCCGCAACTTTTCTCCAAAAGCATTGGAGAAGGAAAGTGCATTGGATGCTGGACTGAGGAGTGTTCCGCCGGAGGATAAGGAGATGGATCCGACTCCTGAAATAGACTTGGTATTCATATTCACGTTGGAGATCGCAGGGTATGCAGACCATGCAGTCAGACCGCCAGACAATGTGAGTGCCTCACCTTTCAGCCAATATTGGGAGACATTGATCGTTCCTCTTGTCGCATCAATCGTGTAAGGACTTGTGAGACTTCCTCCCAAAAACTTTAGACTTGAGGCATTGTAGATCACATTGGAATTCATATTGAGACTCGTAGAAGCATACCAAAGTGCCCAGAGTTGCACATCCGACAACGTTGTCACCCGATTCCCGTTCAGCGTAATCGCAAAGTTTGTCGTTGTATCTCCAACGGTCACGTTTCCCGGAAGCTGGCTGTTGACTGACGCATGGTAATACCCGTTGCTGAGTTTGTATTGAGGGACAAAAATGTTCTTCAGAATGTTCAGATCATTGGTCGCAGTATAGGTTGCGGGAGGCGGTGCTACGCTCATCGTCTCGTATTGTTTTTAATAGACGGAAAGGATTTAACTACTTTCTGCGTCCTATATACATCACAATGACAACCCTCGGCGACCGGTATACGCTATTTCCCATCAAGTCTGACGAGACGAAGCTGTATCAGCTCTACAAACAGTCCGTCGCATCTTTTTGGACGCCCGAGGAAATCGACTTTTCCAAGGATGAGAATGATTGGGATAGTCTGACCCAGAACGAGCAGTTTTTTGTGAAGCAGGTTCTAGCATTCTTTGCGGGCGCTGACGGGATTGTGCAGGAGAACTTGGCGACCCGGTTCCAGCGAGATGTCCAGAGCCCAGTTGCCCGGCTATTCTATGCATTCCAGAATGCGATGGAGGGTGTGCACTCGGAGACCTACTCCCTCCTCATCGACAAGTATGTCAAGGACAAGGAGGAACAGCTTCATCTATTTCGGGCTATCGACACGATCCCATGTATTCGTCAGAAAGGTGAGTGGGCACTCAAGTGGATCGATAGTCAGGAATCGTTTGCGATCCGTCTCGTGGGATTTGCGTGCGTCGAAGGCATCTTTTTCAGCGGGGCGTTCTGTGCGATCTACTGGCTGAAGAAGCGTGGTCTTCTCCCTGGCTTGACGTTTTCCAACGAACTCATTTCTCGGGATGAAGGATTGCACACGGTGTTTGCGGTGGAGATGTACCGTCTTGAATCTTCGATTCCACCGGAACGGATCCAGGAAATCATCACATCTGCCGTGGATATTGAAACTGAATTCATCTGCCAGTCCCTGCCGTGTTCTCTCATTGGAATGAATTCGAAACTGATGACGCAATATATTCGCTTTGTGGCCGACCGTCTCGCCGTCCAGTTGGGTATCTCTAAAATTTACAATGTCCAGAACCCCTTTGATTTCATGGAGATGATCTCGATGGAAGGGAAGGGCAACTTCTTTGAGCGGAAGGTGTCGGATTATTCCAAGGCAGGGGTGGGCGCCAAGAAAGAGGACATGACGATCAAGTTTGATTCGGAGGATTTTTAAGTGTCCAACAAGGTAAACTAGGAAACATGGAATTCTTTCATGGTGTCGTAGCGCTCGTTGCTGGTATTGTTCTGATTCTAACCGGTCTGGTTGCGTGGATGTATGTCCAGCAGTCCCGCATGGCCCAGGCGATCAATGCTCTGGCCATTGCCATTACGGCCCCGCCGCCATCATTTTCCCAGTCCCACCCGGAATCTGATCGGGAACCGGAAGTCTCACATGAAGACGAACTGCACGCTCCTGCCCCTGAGTCCCAGGCTCAGACGGAGACGGAGACCGAGACCCCTGCTCCTAAGGAGGAAGATGACCGTGTGAGTGTTCACGAAGACGAGGATGTCGAGCTGATGGGCGAGGATATGGCCACGCTGGGGGGAAAGACGGCAGCCCAACTTCGTGAGATGCTTACATCGAAGGGGATTCCGTATAGTAAGAGCGATAAAAAGTCGACACTAATTTCTCTCATACAAGCAGCGTCGTGAGACAAATGAAACTAGTCAGTTTTGATATTGGAATTCGGAATTTAGCCGTATGTGTCCTGGAAGGAACGTCCAGGACAGATATGTGTATTGCTCACTGGGATGTGATCGATGTAGTCGGGGAAAAGAACGGACACACCCGCACATCCTGCTTCAAGTGTGCCAAACCTGCTATGTGGAGCCAGGCTGGAACTGGAACTCAGGCATGTTCCCGCCATCGTCCGAAGAACTTGACACTGACCAAAACAGCACTGGGAAAGAAGACGATAGCGGAATTGCAGGGGATGGCGCCGGGGTATACTGGCAAACCTACCAAGAAAGATCTGGTCGTTCATATTTCCACTGCGATGCTGGCATCGGGATGGACGAAATTTAAGGGGAATGCCCGTGCTCCCGGCGGCGGAGTCTTGGATCTGGTGGGTGATATCATTGAATCGCTTGGTCGGCGTGAACATTGGTGGGCGGGTGCGGATCTCATCATTTTTGAGAATCAGATGGATAGACGGATGTTTGCTGTCCAAGCGATGCTTCATATGTATTTTGCCTGTCGTGGGTTCCGGACAAAGGGAGTATCTGCCATCCATAAATTGGACAATATCGTCTGTGTCGCCGATGCGACGGGAACCTATCGTGGTCGTAAGAAGACGGGGATCACGCACTGTGAACTCCTCTGCCCCCCATCCCAGCATGCATTCTTCCGATCGCATAAAAAGAAGGACGATTTGGCGGACAGTTTTTTGCAGGGCTTGTATTTCTTAGAGCATCCAGTATAATAGGTTAAGATGTCCAGACTCGGACCCGCTCTTCGTTCGCAATTCATGAAAGGGGTGAAAGATGTTCTCAAAACCACGGCGAAAGAAACGATGAAAAGTGCCGCAGAAGAGTTGATGACAAAACGGCCCCGCATTGCATCGATGGATTCGGTGTCCCTGTCTCCTCCCTCGTCTCCTACGTCGTTTTCAGCGGCGGCCACATCCCGCCCCCCGCCTGTTCAGTTCCCTGCCGTATGTGTATGCAAATACGAACCCAGCGCACCAGATTTGGGGAGTGGGAACCGTTCGTATATTTGTTCTGGGTGTTCAAGGTCGGGAATGGGCGAGTACAAGACAGTGGTGGAGGGCAGGGAGTTTGCGAAGTTGAAAGGCGGACGCAAGACTCGGCATATGCGGCGCATGCGTTTACACCTTACAAAGAGGATGCGTGTGAGACATAATAGTAAGAATGGACGTTCCCGGCGCTGATCTCTTAATGAATACATCGGCGATGGCTGCCGCAAATACGAAGCTCCCCGAGATGGAGTCTGTGAACCTAGATTTCACGGACCTCCCGTCCGAGCCTGCCGCCCCGCCTCGCCTCGTCCCCTCTGCCGAGGATGTAGGTGCCACCAAGACGTGGGACGGCGTAGAGAACCTGAACGCCGAAGCATACCTCAAGCCTGTCAACCCAGCCCCCAAGATGTCCGAGGATGCCATCATGAAGAAGAAGTATGAGATGCTACGCAAGTTCGAGCGCCTCAACAAGCTCGGTGTTCCGATCCGCAAACGTTTCACGATGGATTCTCCGCTGGATGAGATGGAGATGGAGCTGGAGTTTGTGCGCAAGGAGAAGGCGATGGATTCCACCATCAAGCAGTTCTCCGAGTGGTTTATTACGGGTATGTCCGCAATGGAGTGGGGGTCCAAGAATGTTGGAATGATCAAGATGTTCGGTCTACAGCTCGATGGTCTGTCCCAGAGCGCCCAGATGAACGTGGGCGATCTAGAAGAGGATTTCGAGGAGCTGTATGATCTGTATGGGGACCAGATGCGCATGCACCCCCTCGTGCGTATCCCCATGCGCACCTGTTTCATGGTCTACATGGTCCACCTCACCAACCAGATGGCGATGAAGGCTCCGGTCCCGAATATTCAGGAGATCCTGCGCCAGAACCCCGATATTGCTCGGCAGATGGCAGCACAGGCGATGCAGGGACAGACGGAACAGTTCCGGCAGCAGGCCCAGCAGCAGCAGCGTGCGACCGTCCCGACGTTCCCCTCCGCCGCCCCCCAGCAGCAGCAGGCTCCTGCCAATTTCGATAATCCCCTGGCCGGTCTGATGTCGTTCCTCGGAGGAGTCAATGCCCCCCAGCAGCAGCAGCAGGCTCCTCCCGCACCGACTCGCACTATCCCTCTGAAGGCTCCCTCTCGTGAGATGAAGATGCCATCTGCGACCGGACTTGGAATCGGGGATATTCTGAACAAGATCAATAAGGAGGAGAAGAAGATTGTGGCCGGTAACTCCGCCCCTCTACCGCCCACTCAGGCGGCGACAGCCCCGATGACCTTTGCCAGCGGCCCTCCCCCGCCCCAGCCCGCCCGCAAGTCAGTCCTCAAGCGTTCGGGAGGTTCGGAACGCAAGTCCGCCAAGAATTCCGTAGTGATTAAACTATAATAGACAATCGAGTTTATGCTCCCTTACTTTGGGGACATTAAATTTGAGTTGATTATGGACTCAAATCTGAGCCATACACTATTTGTCCGGTTACTGGATTATAAAGTAAACGGTAGAAACCTTCTGGAGTTGCGGAGGCAACAGACACAATATTGGATACGAACAAACCGGAAAGACCTACGCCCGGTGAAATCACGACATTGTTTGACGCAGAAATCTGTAGATTTTCAGTGACGTGAATACCGATAGACCCGTATGTTCCTAAGAAAGAAATGGAAGACACGTTAATATTGTTAGTCACGCTAGCAGCCGAGACTGAGAATGTCCCAGTCGTATTGTCGAAGGTCAGATGCGAACTTCCAGCAGGTGCCCCTGCGTTATTGTATACGATTTGTGTATTCTCTCCGGCAATAGGACCCGTAGCCCCCGTAACCCCAGTGGCTCCTGTGGCTCCCGTAACCCCAGTGGCTCCTGTGGCTCCCGTAACCCCAGTGGCTCCTGTGGCTCCCGTAACCCCCATATCCCCCGTAACCCCAGTGGCCCCCGTGGGTCCAGAGGGTCCCGACGGTCCTCCGTTCGGTCCCGTAGCTCCAGTAGCCCCGTTTGCTCCAGATCCGCCTCCACCTCCCCCAGTGCTATATCCCAGGATCGGTGAACTCGTTGACGGTCCGAGAAGCATGTTCACGGTCGACATATTACTTTTATTACCAGTTTTTATTGGGTATAGATTACAATATAGCAATGAGCGGACCCGTTATGCGACCTGTCAGCGGATTCCAAGATCGAACAACCTACGGTGCTGTCTTCGGCACCGAATCTATCGCTCGTATCGTGAATGTCGATACCCGATTCCGTGAGAACCCTACTATCACCGGTGCGGCGGCATGTACCATCCGTCTGCCCAGGACGTACAAGAATATTACCTCTCTCCGCCTCTCCAGCATTGAACTGCCGAATTCATGGTACGATTTTTCTGCCAATCTCGAGAACACAAACTTCACTGTCAGCGGAGTGCAGTGCACAATCTCAGATGGCAATTATAATTCCACGAGTCTAGCAGCAGCTATAGTTTCTGCGGCGGCGTCCACTATCTCGCTAGGTATCGCATTTGATTCTGTGACTACGAAATGCACGATATCATCTGCCAGTAATTTTACCATGGATTTCACTCCTGTTCCAGGAAATGTATGCTGTATTACCCGTGAAGCCAATCTTCGTCCATTCGATACGGGTCTTGGATCTTACCTGGGATTCACGAGCAATGCGTATTCTGGCAGGTCGTCGTATACGTCCGAAACGCTGCCTAATCTTTACGGAAACACCTATGTTCTTCTAAGTATCGAGAAATACGAGGCCATCGATCACCTTTCGTTCAACGGAACATCGACCCCGGCGTTTGCCAAGATTGTTGTTTCGGCAACAAAGAACAGCTTCGTCTACAGCGGCGCTGACACGATCACCAATAAAGTTATCCTAGCAGAACCCGAGAACGTCTCCATCCTCAAAATCAAGTTGACCGACTGCTACGGCCGGATCCTTCAGACGTTTGGTAACTTTTCGTTCACCCTGGAAATGCAGGAAGTCGTGAGTTCCAAGCTGTATTCTGCTTACAAAGACAATCTTGCGAAGTAGGTTTGTTTTTTTTTATAGAATTACACCAACTGGCAGCTGCCGTTTGATGTAGTTACTCTGGGGCGTAATATGCAAGTTGTCCAGTCGTCGGATTATAGACAACTACAAGAGTGCGAAGTTTATCTGAAGCGAATGGAAGGTTGTCTGAGCACCTGTAGCACCTGATCCAGTTGCGACGACGTAAAGAGTCTCGCCTTTACTCAGTGTGTGTGATACCGCATAGTTAGACGTCACTGTTGTTCCTCCCGCAGCAGACAAGGAAAGCGATACAATACGATTGCTTGCGACAATACTATTATTGTAAATATCTGCGGTCATTACGCCATTGTTGATAATCGGATTGTTTAGGTTTAAATAGACACCGTGTAGGATAGAGTCCTGTTCCACAAGAAACGGAACACTAAACGAAGAAGTTGTAATTGTGGTTGTGATATTTTGCGTTCCAGGAGTTAGGTAGTATGCAGTATTGAACTCGCCCGTGCTCCAGGTTCCTGTGGGTTCGTAGAGAGTATAAACAACATTGGTCGGGATTTGTGCGGTCGTGAACCCCAGACCGTTCGCGGAATGATACTGGAGCCGAGTATACGACAAGATGATGACCGACGAGACATTTGTCTGTGAGATCTCGGCCAGGCTACAGTTGGTAAGACCCGTTCCTGTTGCGGCGATGAGAGACGCTCGCATATCTAGGTATCCTGCCGACACGGTCTCTTTTGCTATAAGTCGGGAGCCCGAACAGTTGGTCCCCACTAGGAAATTGTTCATATCACGCTCCGACACTCGGGTCTGTCCTGCTACCCTCACGCAACTCGCATACCCACCAATCTGTCCGCTCGTGTTAATATTTATGGTAGATCCCCGCATAGTATCTGCTGACGTCGGGAGTTCAGGAGAAGCAATGTCCCCTCGGGTGAGAACGCCCACGACGTTTCCTCCAGAGTTGTAATTGCTCATATTGAGAACCATTCCTCGTATTTTGCTGCTTAAGACGTTGGACCCTTCTATGTAGACCCCTACATACTCGGCTCCCGATGTTAGGGTTGAACTGCTGGTGAAGGTCAGGGTCACATCTTCAATACGACAATTAGAATTCATCGTTACCATTGTGAAGGAGGTCGTGGCGTTCAAGTACTGA